AGGAAACATACGGGTTTTTAATTTTTCAAGAGCAGATTGCTTTGCTGGCTCATAAACTAGGAAGGGATTTGTCTCTCGACGAGGGCAATCTTTTGAGGAAGCTTCTAACGAAAAAGGGGACGGGCGAAGTTGAGGCAAAGAAACGGGTAATTCATAATAAGTTTGCGGAGGGGTGCGCCGACAAGGGGCTGACATCAGCTGATGCGGAAAATCTTTGGAGCAAATTTGAATACTTTTCAGGGTATGGATTTAATAAGTCGCACGCAGTTAGTTATTCTATTCTTAGTTACCAATGCGCCCATCTCTTTAATTATTACCCATCTGAGTGGATGGCAGCGTTTTTGGATAAAGAACCAGAGGCTCGCAAAGAACAAGCAATCAACATTGCAAAATCCATGGGCTTCAAATTGGCTCCTTTAGATATCAATACGTCGGGGAGGGTGTGGGAGATCTCTGATGATGGCAAGACTCTAATTCCTCCGCTGAACTCAATTAAGGGGCTGGGCTCTGCTGCCATTGACCAGATTATTGAGCATCGCCCATTTGACAATGTGGAGGACTTGCTCTTCAATAAGGAGATAATTTATTCCAAGTTAAACAAAAAAGCTTTGGATGTGTTAATTCGTGGTCAGGCATTAAATGCGCTGGTTGATGATAGATTTACAGGTCTGAAACATTTCTGGTCAGCCGTCGCCGTAGACCGCCCGAAGTCTCTCAAAAAAATGAAAGAAAATATTGAGCTTTATGCGCCAGAGGGAGAGTTTGCGACAGAAGAACGAATTGAGCATTTGGTTAGTCTTACGGGAGTCTTTCCTTTTGAGCTTGTTATGGGACAGAGTGTCGTGAATGAGCTTGAGAGCCATCAGGTGCCCCCAATCGGCGAGTGGGACAATGAGATTGGCGTCGCCTGGTTTATCCCTCGCGAGGTTATAGAAAAGAAAACAAAAAATAATCGTAATTACTGGCTCATAAAGGTTATTGATTCAACCAATAAAGACACAGCCATTAAGTGCTGGGCAGTTAAACCGGGAGCCGATCTAGTTTTCATAAATCGCCCGTACATGGCGAAGCTTGATTATAGTGAACAGTGGGGTTTTAGTACGCGGTCTATTAGGTATAATTTCAAATTATTAGCATAGGAGAACAACATGAATATAAAAGTAAAATTAATAAGGGAAGGCGCAAAATTGCCGCAGAGAGTGCACGCTGATGATGCTGGGGCAGATGTGTTTTATTGTTATAAATCCGACGAGTATAACCATTGTGTGGGTTCGGATAATGAATATTGGGTTGGGCCTGGCTCGTCGTGTATTATACCCACAGGTATTAAAGTTGAGGTGCCCGAGGGATATATGCTCGAGGTAAAGAATAAATCAGGAATTGCGTCTAAACGCAGACTGTTGGTGGGCGCATGTGTTATTGATTCTGGATATGACGGCGAGGTGCTTATTAATTTGCATAACATCGGTGGCGAAGGGCAAATGATATATCCAGGCGAAAAGCTGGCGCAAGTTGTATTGATACCTGTAGAAGCTTGCAAATTTATAGAGACGACTGGGCATATCAACGCGAACACTGAGCGCGGCCCAGGCGGTTTCGGTTCAACGGGGAAATAGATGCCGAATAAGAAATATGAGATTAGGGAAGTTGGGAAATTCAAGGCGACTGAATTAGTTCAGGCTAATCATTATAGCCCAGTCATGCCAAAGCTCACTAAACACTGGTTGGGCGTATTCAAGGGAGAAGAAATGGTGGGCGCTGTGACTCTTGGTTGGGGAACGCGACCCCTTCACACAATTCAGAAGATTATTAATACTGATATGAAATCCGCTCACTACCTTGAGATTGGCAAAATGTGTATGCTGGATAGCGAACCCCATAACTCTGAAACACAAATGATTTCTCAACTGGTGCGGTGGATAAAAGAAAACTGCCCAAACGTTCTGTTTCTATACACTCTTGCCGATGGGATTATGGGTAAGTGTGGCTATGTCTATCAGGCTGCGAACTTCTACTACGGTGGCGAATACTGGACAGATAGTTATATGTCAGCGAGAGGAGAAAAAATTCACCCAAGATCAACACGCGAGCTGTGCGCGGATAACTGGCGCTGGCACTATGATGAGAACTCTGTGGGCTACCGGCAAGAGTTCAAAGAGAATCACTTGAGGAAGATGAGGGAGGCACAACAAGATGCGGCGAAGCTTCCCAAGGAAAAAGTGTTTTGGCTGACACCAGAGTACATGAAACATGTCGGGTTGAGAAAGATAAAGGGGAAAATGTTTAGATACATATATCCTTTGAGTAAGATGGCGAAAAAGATTCTTGCAAACAACTCTAATATGGAATGGCGGATAGGCGCTGGAGTTTATCCAAAAGAAATTAATGGAGATTTGCGCTGGAAAGAAATGATCGGCAGAAAGAAATATGAATTTTTAGATGGAATACCCAACTGGGATTTGCAAACTGTAGAATATAATAAAAAGAACGTTAACGCACATAAAAAATGAGTTCATTTAAAAGAAAAATAAAAAGAAAGGGCTTGGCTAAAAAACGCCGACAGGCAGAAAAAGATATGTCAGAAAAGATAGGTCTTTTCAATAAGATTCCAGAGAGTTGCGACGCTTGCGACGAACCATTTGATAAGAAGAATAGAGACATGGTAATGTCGTGGAATGTCGTGGTGAAAAGCGAGCAAGAAGTGGTGAGATTATACTGTCCTGAGTGTTGGCAGAAAGCCAAGGAAATAATTAAGGAGTTTAGCAAAAAATGAAAGAAGCTCTGACTTATGATGACGTGTTATTAGTGCCTCAATATTCCGATATTGAAAGCAGGAAAGAAGTGAATATTCATAATATGCTAGATAAATCGCGCGAGTTGCTTGTTCCGATTATTTCCAGTCCCATGGATACCGTCACGGAAGAAGAGATGGTGATTGCTATGAGTTATGCTGGCGGTCTTGGCATAGTTCACAGGTATAACACTATCGAAGAGCAAGCAAAGATCATCAAGACCTTGTGCGACCGTTCTACGCGCAATGTTGGAGCCGCTGTAGGGGTTACAGGGGATTATGAGGACCGAGCAACTGCCTTATATGACGCAGGCGCTCGCCTGTTGTGCATTGACGTCGCTCACGGGCATCATGTGCTTGTTAAAAGAGCATTGCATAAACTTCGAGATGTGTTTGGAGACGCGGTTCATTTGATGGCCGGAAACGTCGCGACGAGGGAAGGCTTCGAAGCGCTTTCTGATTGGGGCGCTGATTCCATCCGGTGCAATATTGGCGGCGGTTCTATCTGCTCAACACGAATTCAAACTGGGCATGGAGTTCCAGGGCTTCAAACTATTATGGACTGTGCCGGCTCAGACCGCACAGCAAAAATTATTGCCGATGGTGGAATTAAAAATTCTGGAGATATGGTCAAAGCTATAGCGGCTGGCGCTGACTTCGTAATGATTGGTTCATTGCTCGCAGGCACCTCTGAATCCCCAGGTAAAATTGTCAGAAACAAGAGTGGTGAAGAATATAAACTTTATCGAGGTATGGCCTCGTTTGACGCGCAGAAAGATTGGAGAGGCCGGATGACGTCAGCGCCAGAAGGAATATCAACCACGGTACCGTGTAAGGGCTCAGCCAAAGATATAATAACTGACTTGGCGATGGGGATTCGCAGCGGGCTTTCTTATAGCGGTGCAAGAAGTATTCCAGAATTTCAGGCGAAAGTCAATTTTATTCGACAAACCAATGCGAGCCAAATTGAAAGCGCTGCACACATTTTAAAGAGGGAGCGATGACTGACAAGACTATGAAGAAAATAGTTTTCCATGATACCGACAAGAGGCACGCTGACTTGAAGATTCGTTTGCATTACGATGGACTCACACAAGCTGGATTTTTCCGTGCTATGATTTCAGGATATTTGGACAAAGATGCTGCGGTGGTAGATTTTATACAACGCTTCAAAGAACAGCACAATGTTCAAAGCAAGAAAAAAAGAAAAGATTCAAAGAGACTTTTGGAAGCAGGCGAAAAAACAAAATCTAAATTTTCCATATTCAAAGATGATGAAGTAGAAGATATGTTTGATATAATTGAAAAGGAGTTCCCAGATTTATGAACGATTACAAATTTTTGTTAAAGAGTGATATGCCTGAGTGTTCGAAGGCGTGCATAAGATGCGATGTTTCTTGCCCGGTAGATGATTGCCGCCAGTGGATAGATTATGAAGAAGATAATAATTGCACTATTATAGCAATTAAAAAAAACGGCAGTATGTCATTAAGAGAGGTAGCAGACAGGATGCATGTTAGTTTTGTTCGGATTAAGCAAATTGAG